GCGACAACAATTAGGTATGGAAGGATATGGTATCTATTGGTATTTAGTTGAGGCATTGGCAACGAGTGGTGGTATATTGCCTTTAAATATTACCCCTGTACTTGCTATGCAAATGCAAGTAACAGAAGCGAAAGTTGATTGTGTTATTCGCCAATTCAATTTATTCGTTATAGAAAACGAAACATTTTTCAGTATGCGTTTAGCCGAACACTTAAAACTACGTAAGACGCTATCTGATAAGGGCAAAGAAGGGGCAAATCGCAGATGGGGTAATGGGGTGGCTAATGGGGGTGCTAATGCAAACAAAGGAAAGGAAATAAACCAAATAAATGGTTTTGTGACCAAAATAAGCATATAAGGTCTATACAGGTCTAAATAGGTTTAAATGACCTTTTTAGCCGTATATAGGCATTTTTACCCCCCTAGCCTAGCTAAACCCTTATTTTAGCCCTAACCCCCCTAAAATCGCCTTAAAATGGCCTTAAAATGGCCCTATCCACCCCTATTTTAGCCAAAACAGGCAAACCATATAACAGGGTAACCCCTAATAAATAACCATAAAAAACAGGCCAATGTACGAAACAAAAGCACCGCCGAATGATATATCGGTGGAAAAAAGTATTCTAGGTGTTTTACTTATAGAACCTAGATGTATTCCCGATGTTGTAAACAAGTTATCAGTAGATTTCTTTTACAATAAGCACTATCAAATTATTTATACCACTATCGTACATTTATACGATAAAACAATTGCCGTTGATTTAGTGACAGTCGTTAATCACTTAACACAAACAAATCAAATAGAACAAATTGGTGGAGCGTATTCTGTTGTCAAACTTACTAATGATGTTGTGAGTGCTGCTCACATACAAGATTGGGTATCTATATTACAACATCTGTACTTACAACGACAAGGTATATTGATAGGCCATACCCTTATCAACAATTCATATACTACAACAGAGATTAGCAACATATTGAATAGTGCTAGTAATGAAATTATCAATGCTCAACAGAAAGTATACAAGTCAACAGAACTAAATATGTTTCACTATCTGTTTGAGTTAGCCAAACAACGAGGGCAGATATTTGAAAATGGACAGATAGGTATAGACACAGGTTGGCCAAGTTTAAATAGGATTGTGAGCGGATGGGTTAATCCTGACCTTATAATACTAGCCGCCCGACCCGCACAGGGAAAGACTGCCTTTATGCTTAACACGATACTGAATGTGCTTGAACAAGACAAAGCCGTAGGGGTATTTAGTTTAGAAATGAGTGGAACGCAGTTAGTCAATAGGTTATTAAGTTTAGTAACCAAGATTAAGCACCATAATCTGCGACACAATATTGTTACCGAATACGAACAATCATTGATTGATAAGTCCGAAAATAAAATGATTAAGTACCCATTGTATATTGATGATAGTCCAAGCCTTAACATTCGTGAGTTGCGTAGTAAGGCAACCATTATGAAACGTAAGTACAACATACAATTACTATGTATTGATTATCTGCAACTTATGAGCGGTGTTGATAGGAAAGGGAACAGGGAAAGTGAGATAGCAGAAATTAGTAGGGGTTGTAAAATACTTGCCAAGGAACTAGACATACCTGTTATTGCCTTATCACAATTAAGTAGAGCAGTTGAAAACAGGCCTGACAAGTTACCACAACTATCCGACCTGCGTGAAAGTGGTGGGATTGAACAGGATGCTGATAGTGTTATATTCTTAATGAGGCCGGAAACATATAACATCCCTGAGATTGAAATTAGTGGGAACACTATACCAAGCAACGGACTATGTGTTGTTAAGATAGCCAAGAACAGACATGGCAGTTTAAAGAATATACCATTCCGCTTCATTGGGGAACTTATGAAGTTTGAGGAATACGAAAATCCTTTTTAAAATAAATTAGGTTATACCAAATAAATATATTTAATTTTGTATTATGCTAGAAAAAGATATTCACTTGATGGTATGTAATTACATTAGAACTAAATACCCTTATGCTATATTCCGTAGTGATTTCGCTAGTGGTATGAGAATGAGTATAGGCATGGCTAGAAGGCATAAAGCATTACAATCTTCAAGAGCATTCCCTGATATATTTATCGTAGAACCAAGAGGTCAATACTATGGTATGTTTATTGAATTAAAGACAGAAGATAATATTGTATTTAAAAAAGATGGCACATTAAGACAGAACGAACATCATAAGGAACAGGCAATTATGCTAACTAAATTATATGCTAGGGGTTATAAAGCAGTATTCGGTCAAGGGTATCAAGATACAATAAAGAAAATTGACGAGTACTTTGAAAGCGATTAATTGGATATATGACAAAGAGTTTGAACTAGCCTTCAAGAACATAGGTCGTGACCTTTGGGAAGACTTGCGTCAAGAAATAGCATTGATTGTATTAGAATATGATAAGGATAAGATAGCGGAACTTGAATCAAAAGGCAAACAGGTATTTAAATTTTGGATTGTGAGAATATGTTGTAATCAACTTCATAGTAAGTATGGTAAGATGTGGAGATTATACAATCAATTATTGCCTGTTGAAGATATAGTAAAGTTTATTAGTGAGGAAGTTGAGGAATTTGATGACCAACCATTAATCGATTCTATACAGAAAAAGATAGAACAACTATATTGGTATGATAAGGAAGTGCTGAAAATGTATATAGAACTAGGTAGCGTAAGGAAAGTATCAGCCATAACAGGGATACCTCATACATCAATATTCATAACAATTAAAAACATACGCAAATGTATCAAGCAATCACTTGTCTAATAGGTGGGATATTCCTACCGATGATATGGTTATACATATTCAAAGCACCTGCTATTATGTGGAGGCTTACTAAATTAAAGATGCAAAAACCTTTCTCCTGTGGATTCTGTCTATCTTTTTGGATTACATTTTTTTCTTTATGGTTGAAAACAAACTTTATGGATGCTATATTTATAGGTAGTATCGCACCCTTCTTGTATCTTTACATTGAGGATTTAATAACTAATAAATGGGAATTATGATTAACGAAATTGACAAAGAGATATTTGAAAGACATTATCCTCTATATGAAATGTGGAAGAAGCATCAGTTCGTAAAGAACTATGAAAAAGATGTATACTCAAATCTAATTTACTTGTATTCAAAGTATGTAAGTGAGAAACACAACTTTTCGCATTGGTGTAGCAGTTGTCGTGCTGAATTAGTGAATCACTTGTATAATTGGTATGTATCACAGAATGTTGAATTACCTGTTAAAGAAGAAGTTCAAGTTGATGTTCCGCTAGAATCAGCACCTGATACAGAATTTATATCAATAGAACAACCTAGAAAAAAAAGAAAAAGTAAACAATAATTAAATCAAAAACCAATGGAACAAACCAAATCAAAAAAAATCCGTTTAGGTAGCGGTAAGAAAAGAAACCCGACATGGCTAACTGCTTCAATCTGTTTATCAGAAGCACATAAGCATTCATTTCACTATGAAGGGAAAGAGTACATCAGTATCAATATCAATATCGCCGATGTGCCTAATGACTATGGAAAGGATGTATCAATTACATTAAACGAGTACAAGAAAGCCACAAATGAATCAACAGACTTACCCTTCTAATGAAGAATCACACAAAAGTATACCTTAATCATTTCGGTTATGGTATTGAGGACTTTATCCCTTGTGAGTTATGCGGTAGTAAGGCAGTAGATATACACCACATAGACGCAAGGGGTATGGGTTCTTCAAAAACAAAGGATGATATTAGTAACTTGATGGGATTGTGTAGGTCATGTCATATTGAATACGGAGATAAGAAACAACATATTGAATATCTAATAGAAATACACAATGGCAAAATCAAAAAGCGATAGCAAAAAGATATCATTCGGTAAAAGGAAAACAGGTAGAGCAAAGAAATCTTTCAATAAACATAGTCCAAGACCTAAAACATATAGAGGTCAAGGGCGATAAAATCAATCCAATGAGCAAAGAGTACCAACCATTCGCACTCAACTTCAACAATGACAAGAAGATTGTAAGCGTAACACTTCCACAGGAAGAAGCAGTATTTCAACTAGCCGCTGCGTTTAGTAAATGGCTAACAGAAAACGACATTGAAAATGTAGTAACAGAACAACCAATTATTGACACAACTAAATCCGAAGATTATGGCAACCCAGATGCACTTCCAGTACTTGAAGATAAGTAAGATACTACCAAATCCCGAGAATCCAAGGGTAATAAAAGACCATAAGTATATAGCATTATTGAAATCCATTCAGGAGTTCCCAAAGATGTTAGAGATTAGACCTATCGTTGTGAATAGTGATATGGTTGTACTAGGTGGTAATATGAGGTTAAGGGCCTGTCAAGAAGCAGGACTTAAAGAAATACCTGTTATCGTTGCTAAAGATTTAACAGAGAATGAACAGAGAGAATTTACCATCAAGGATAACGTATCATTCGGTGAATGGGATTGGGATAAGTTAGCCAATGAATGGGATGATACTGACCTTAATGATTGGGGGTTAGATGTATGGAATGATAAGAAAGAATTGAATAAAGGCTTAGAGTTTATTGTAGATGGAGAAGAAGATGGTTCAATAACCTTGAATGATGTTCAAAATCAAGACGCTCATGTTAAAATGATTCAATTGTTTATGTCATTAGTACAATACAATAAGTTCATGGAAATGATAGATAAATTAAGTGAGCATTATGGAACAGACAATGTAACAGACACAATAGTTAAATGCGTTGAATCAACAAAAGTATAAAATGAAAACAATATATCTTGACCCAAAATTAACAGATGAAGAAGCATCTGCATTAGCAGGTAAAATGCTAAATGAAAATTCTTATGATACACTCATTGAAGAAGATTGCGATTGTATAGATAAAGAAACAGGGAATGTTCTATTTAAATTTAGAAAGAATGTTATACCATCTAATATTGCCAAAGAGGCATATCTGAATTTAAGAAATGGGATTGTTGAATCTGATAATCGTGGTATATCAGCAGGACCTATAACTGATAGTGAAGCAGAAAGATTGGTAGTTAAGTTTGGGTTCAAGGGATATAAAAGAATCAACGATTACAGAATTAGGTTTATCAAAAGAGATGGAACTATAAGCAATACCGTGAGGGCAAAGAAAGTAGAGAGTGGTATCATTGGTTACTTTGATAGAGATGTTAGATTCCCTTATTGTAGGCAAACTGCATTCAACGAAAAGCATATGGATAGGTTCAATAAAGCATATCCCATAATTAAGATTGTGAATGATTTATATGCTGAACTAATGCCTGAACATTACAACTATCAAAAATCAATAGTTGATAAATCTAGTCCTGACTTTGTTATTAAAGATACAGTATTCACTACAATCACAGTCAACAAGAATTGGCAAACTGCCGTACATACAGACAAAGGGGATTTGAAAGGGAGTTATGGTAATCTAGTTGTACTAAGAGTTGGAACATACACAGGTGGATATTTTTGCTTACCAAAATGGAGAATTGCAGTTGACCTTAATAATTGTGATGTATTGTTTACTGATGTGCACCAATGGCATTGTAATACACCAATAGTGGGTAAGAATGGAGAATATGAAAGGATAAGTTTAGTAATGTATTATCGTGAGAATATTCAATACTGCGGAAGTGCTAGTGAAGAATTAGAACAAGTTAAAAGAATGGTTGATAGAAAAAATATAAGGAAAAAAAAGATATGATAAGATTCATTGGTTGTGGAAGGAGTGGAACTAAATATATTGCAGAAGTGATGCAGAAAATAGGCATGGATATTAAGCACGAACTAACAGGCAAAGATGGAACTGCCTCTTGTTATGCTATGAGTCCTCCACCATACCTGCAAACAATAGGTGATTTCATAGTTCATGAAAACGAAGATTGTTCTAAAACAAATTGGGATTATACTATTCATCAAGTCAGATGCCCTCTGAAACAAATAGAAAGTGCATATGTTGTATTTTTCACAAATCATTGGGAGTGGTTTGAAAATCATTATGGTTATAGTAAAAGAATTAATAGGCTACAAAGATGTATGACATATTGGTATGTCTTAAATAAACATTGTCAATCATTAGCTGATTATACATTTAGGATTGAAGATATTGATAATGAATGGGAAACTATATTGAATAAAATAAATATACCAATTACCCCAATACCCGAATTAAAAAAAACAATCAATAGAGAGCAAAGAAATAAAATACCATTTAAAAAAGAAATTAAAATAGATTGGTCAGTATTATATAACCAAGATATAGTATTAGCAAAAAGAATCAAAACATTAGCGGAAAGTTATGGGTACAAGTATTAACATTGTTATAAATTTCAATAAATGCACTAAGACATCTATTACTGCATCAAATAGAATTGCAACATGGATATCTAACTTATTGAGTTATAGATTAGTAGATGATAAAAAATTAGCTACTTATGTTTTACAACATAGCGTTGGTAATGTAATTATCATAAATGGTATGTATGGATTCTGTGATTTCAAAGATGAGGTTAAAGAAATTATTTTAAGAGCAAATAAAGTTATATGGATTGGGAATGATTATGCTATTGAAATACCATCACAGATAAGATTCATAAAAAAACAAAGCAACTTTTATAGAATAGCACAATACTCAAACTTTGATAATATTGATAATCATATCATTGTTGATTTTAACAAACTAACATTTGATAAGACAATAAGAAAGATGAAATATAAATATGAGGGATTGTTTTACTATGGCGCATTAAGAAAAGACAGGGTGCAAAAGTTTAGTGGGTATCTAAAAAATAATAGTAATCTAAAAGTTGCAATAAGCACATCAAAGAAAAACCAAAAAGAATTCTATAATATAAATAATGCAGCAGTATTTGTTAATCCAATGCCAAATGTTATTGATGGAATGCAGTACTTTCAATCTTCTGTATATATAGAGGATGTAATCAATAAAAAAATTGAACTTACACCTGCGAATAGATTTTACGAATGCCTATCTGCTAAAATACTTTTATTATATGATATTGATTCAAAGCAAACATTAGAAAGAGCAGGATTTTGGAATGATAATTTTGCAGTTGCAAACCAAGAAGATGTAATTGATAAACTGAAAAACTATGATGAGTTAGTAACATTGCAACAAGAACTATTTAATAACGGAACACAAGATTATAAATTAGAATTGGAAAAAGATTTTCTAGTAGCTATCAATAAGATTATATAATGGATAAGAAAAGGCACATAGCAAAAACAATATCTTATAGAATAGTAAGCACATTGATAGGATTTATTATTATGTATATTGTAAGCGGTTCGGTTAAGGTCGGTGCAACTTTCAGTATAGTTGAATTACTATACAAGCCTATACAATATTACATTCACGAAAGGGTATGGTATAAATATATTAAGTACGGATTAAAAAAATGAATATGATATATTGGTTTTGCGGTCAACCCGCAGCAGGTAAAACTACATTAGCAAAAGCACTAATTGAAAAACTAGGCACAAAGCACGTGCATATTGACGGCGATAACCTTCGTGAAGTATTACAGAACTTTGATTACACTAGGGAAGGCAGGGAAAAGAACATACAATCTGTATTAGATATTGCAAGGTTTATGGATAACGAAGGCTATGATGTTATCATTAGTGTAGTTGCCCCCTATAACGAACACAGGAGGGCATTAAAGGCTTCAAATCAAATGGTTGAGGTATATGTCCACACTAGCGAAATTCGCGGCAGAGAGAAGTTTTTTGTAGCAGAATTTGAAGTTCCAACGGAAGATTATATAGATATTGATACAACCAACGAATCGGTAGAGAACTGCATTATGAAAATACTAAACAACAAATCAAATGGCTTGGGTTAAAAGAAACTACGGAGGGCAACCTACACAGAACAAAGATAAGAAAAGAGCAATCTTCATAGGAAGGTATCAGCCTTATCACTATGGACATATTCAATTAATTGAACAGAAGTTATTGAAAGGAATACCTGTTCTAATACTTATTAGGGATATTGAGCCTGACAATGGTAATCCATTCACATCAGTACAAACAAAGAATATGATATTGAAGTATCATAGACAAAGGAAACAAGATGTTGAGGTTATGATTATACCTGATATGGAATCAATTAACTTTGGTAGGGGTGTAGGCTATGAGGTAAACAAATATACCCCGACAGAAGAAATAGCAAATATATCAGCAACAAATATCCGTGAATCAATTAAACTAGGTAATGAGAATTGGAGGAAGTTTGTTCCTGTTGAATTACAAGAAGATATCATAAGTAATATTAGATAATATGCCAAACGAAGAAAACCTTATACCATACAAGAAGGGCGAAAGTGGAAACCCTAATGGCAGACCAAAGAAGTTTACAACCTTATTGAAAGGAATAGGATATAAGCAAAGCGAAATCAATGATACCATACAGAATATGTTAGGTATGGATATGGAACAACTGAAAGATATAGTACAAAGCGATGACACGACTATACTTGAAAAGACAATAGCCAATGCCTTATATCGTTCATTTAGGAAAGGTAGTTTGTATTCTATTGACACACTACTTACAAGAGTGTATGGTAAACCAAAAGAACAAATACAATTAGAAGGTAGCCTTAACCTAACAGGCATTGAAGTACAAATAATAAAGCGTGAGCAATAACCTTGTCATAAAAGGAAGTGAAGTCTACGAAAAGAATGCCCTATCAACAAAGAAAATAAGAATCAACAGAGGCGGTACTCGTAGCACTAAATCATATTCCATCTGTCAAATAGCAGTAGTATGGTTATTGACAGGTAGAATAGGCAATCAATTTGATAATAAAGGAACATTCAGTATTGTCCGTAAATTTTTACCATCCCTTCGTAGTTCAACATTAAGGGATTTTATTGAAATATTAGAATCAACAGGCTTACACAATCACATTGAATACAACAAATCCAACTTTGAATTTAAGTATAACAACAGGATAGTTGAATTCTTTTCAGTTGACCAAGAAACAAAGTTAAGAGGTAGGAAAAGAAACCATCTGTTCATAGATGAAGCCAACGAGATTAACAAACTAGAATGGCAACAATTACTATTTAGAACGACAGGAACTATATTCCTAGCATTGAACCCATCATCACCAAACCATTTCATAAAAACAGAACTAGAAGATGTTAGAAGATATACTGAAAATGATATTGATGTCATAGTCAGCAGTTACAAAGACAATCCATTCCTAGAAGAATCTGTTATCCTTGAAATTGAACTATTAAAAAAGACAGACCCTGCGTTGTGGAATGTTTATGGTATAGGAGAATGGGGTACGATTGAAGGCTTGATATTCAATAACTTTGAAGCCTGTGAATCATTACAAGGCGAATTACTAGGTTACGGCTTGGACTTTGGTTATTCTATTGACCCGACTGCATTAGTTGAGGTAAGGAAACACGAAGGGCAACTCTATGTACAAACATTGATTTATGAAAGAGGCTTAACGAATCAAGACATTAGTGCCAAGATGCGACAACTCAATGTTCCTCAACACATTACAATCATAGCAGATAGTGCAGAACCAAAAAGCATTGAAGAATTATACAGGGATGGATGGCGAATGATTAAAGGTGCTAACAAAGGAAAAGATAGTATTAACAATAGTATAGATATATTGAAGCGATATAAGATTAACTTCGTAGCCGAAGATATAATTGGTAAAGAAGTTATGACATACAAATACAGAACAGAAAAAGATGGCACACTAACAGGTCAGCCAACAGATTTATACAACCATGCGATAGACGCATTAAGATACTTCGCCTTGAATGAATTAAAGGTTAGTAACAAAGGATTGTATACTTTTAGATAAACGATAACCTAAAAAATATATTTACAATTATGTGGGATAAACTGACAGTCGGGCAATTTATAAGCCTATACGATATTGAATTAAGTGAGCAACTTAACATTGTTGAGAAGCAACAAAAGATGTTGGCAGTCGTTGAAGGCAAGAACGAAGAAGATTATGATGCCATAAAGTATAGGGAATTAGTACAGGAATATGCCAAGAAGTTAGAGTTCTTCAACAATGTGCCAGAATGTAAAGCAGTTGATTATATAACAATAGGCGACAGAAGGTATAAGTTTTGTTTTGAATTAACTGAAATTACCGCAGGTCAGTATATTGACATCAATCATTTTAGCGGACAGATAATGCAGTTACACAAGATTGGTGCTTGTTTCTTTCTACCAATGAAGGGAGATAAGTATATGGAGTATGGAACTATACCACACGAGGTAGTCGCAGAAGATTTATTGAACGCTAAATTCGTAGAACTTTATGGTTGTATGCTTTTTTTTTATCAATTATTCAAGGAATTAGTAAGCGATACAATAACCTCTTCAAATTTGAAGGAGGAAACGAGAGCGGCTCTACTTCGTTTATGGAAAGATGGGGATGGGTTTATTCAACAAAACAAATAGCGGACTTTGAAAATATAACAATGACGGCAGCATATAATCTACCAATCATACAGTATCTAAATAGTCTAGCATATTTAAAGGATTATAACAAACATAAAGAAGCAGAATATAAACAATGGGAGTTGCGACACAGAAAGAAGTAGATGCCTTATTCAATATCGGTGGCAGAAGGCTAACTGAAAACGAATATGTTGTTGAAGTAGAAAATACTTTACAACAAAGTGTCAAATCTATATTGGATAGGCTAGGAATAGATTTAGTTGCTAGACTTGAAGAATTAGTTCCACAGGCTTCGGGCAGATTAGCAAGTTCAATAGCGGTTATCGGTGCAAAAGAAAAGAGTGGAGTGTGGAGATTAGAAATAGGATTCGGTGATGCGAGTTATACGGATTTTATTGATAAGGGAGTTAAAGGTGTAGCAGGTAACCCAAAGAATAAAATGTTCTATAAGAACGCTGATGGTAAATATTATCAGTTCAAAACTTATGGTATGCCACCCGAAGCACTAGCGAACCTAGAAGGATGGGCGAAAAGAAAGAACATAGAATTAAAGGCAACAAACCTTATTGAAAACACAGAAGGGAAAAGAAGAAAGAAATTAAAACAGATTACAAGTCCTGCTAGTAGATTAGCATATTACATTAAGAAATATGGTATTGAAGGTAAGAACTTTAAACAAAGAGCAGTTGATGATATTACACCATTCTACCTAACAGAACTTGAAGAAGTAGGTGCTAACTCATTGATATTAAAAGTAAGTAAGAAATGATAACATTAACACAACCGACACCAAGCATACTACCTACATTCAATCGTATTCTTTATAGAATTGTAAGTAACAACGCTGCTAACATTGGTTTTAAATATGTAGTGAAAGTATATAACGGAGCAAATGAATTAATCGCTACGGCTTATTATGATAGTCCTGCGAATCCTGCTAACGAAGTTGAATTTGATATATCTAAATTTGTATCAACTCAATATAATTTTAGTAGAGGATTTTATGAAACTGCAAATACAGGCAACGATAATGGCATACTAAAAAAGTTCTATATAAAATGCTATGAATATTATGAAGTTGATGGCGATTATGTAATTATATTAAACACAGAAGTAGTATCAGCAACGAAATATGGATTAGCGGCATCTTTACCATTACTAGAATTAAAGAATTGGTACGCTGATTTTAATAATTATAATGGAACAAGCAATAGTGTTTATAAGCCATTGACAGATTGGAATATAATTAAGTTAAGGAGTACTGATTCACAAGTATTTGGATTCT